ATTGTGATGAAGGAAGTTGGTTTCAATCAACCTCGACAATTTATGCTCGGAATGGCGAAGCGAGCGGATCGTTCCGGCATGACGGACAAGGACGGAAAAGTCACCGGATCGATTATGATCCAGCGCGGCACGGGCGGCGACATCTCATGGAACTACGCAGACCCACAGAAGTTCGTCGTCGATAAGGAGTCGGCCAAGAAGCCGTACGTCAAAGGACGCTATCCTAAGCGTTGCTAGACTGGCGCTCAGCGCGGCGACGACCTTTCGCAGCGAGCGATTGGAACTTCGCCTTGCCGAGCTTCTTACGGCCAATGTAGGCCGCAAGAGCCTTCGGGTCTTTGACACCCTTGCTCTCAAGACTGCTAACGAGTTTTTCGTAACGACCGCCACCGCCAAGTTTCATCTTGTCCATAAAATTACCATGCTTTGCAACTCCAGTGCCGAGGAGTCGTCTTATCGGTTGCCGTATCGCAGTTATGCCGCGCACGGAAATTCTTACGACGCTCAGGATTCGACTTCTTGATCGTCATATCAGGATCGCCGAAGCGAACCTTGATGACATTGTCGTTGTCGTTCTTAACGTACACCGCGCTCTTCTTCCGCTCACCCGGCGTGTAGAAGGGATTTTCCAACGTCACCTTCTTGCCCTGATAGGTGTTACCTTTTTTGGAGAGGGAGGTTTTCATTCGCCAGACATGACGGTTTTGACTGTTAGATTCCGAATGATCATCGGAATGTCGTTGTCGAGCATTCTGGTTTCAGCGTTGGTGAGCTGATCAAACGGCTTAATGACTGCGGCCCGATAATTTGGATTATCCAGAAGATATCCAGCAAGTTTGGACTGAAGCTTTTCTGTGAATCGATAAGCGTTTTGCCCTCCTGCAATTCCAAAAAACGGACCAGCAGCGGATGTTCCTTTTGCAAATGCGGTTGTTCCTGCAATCCCCGGAATCAGCTTAGAAATAAGCGACGTCTTGTTCTTCTCAGCAATCTCAAGCGCCTTTGAGATTTCGTCGATCTTGGTTTTTCCAGAAGGACCAAAAACACCGTCCAAAGCGTTCTGCCACGATCCAGCAGAATTAATGAACGACTTTGACGTGATTGGACCTTTCTTGCTGGCTTCGCTAACAATCTGAGCCAGCAGCGCATTCTGAGTATCAGCCAAAGTCTCGGCACTCAGCGCACTTCTTACCTTCGTTACGTTTTCTTTTGAGTTGTTCAGAAACTCAAGAACGACAGTGGGAGTTGCAATGACACTTTCTCCTTTTCCGTAAGCAGCCTTTCGAAAGTCTTCAGCAAAACCTTTAGACGATGCTTCCAACGCAGCCCTTGCCTGCTTGATTCCATCTTGAGTTATGCCGGGAAAAAACTCATCAAGAACTTCTTTTTGAACCCCTTTTGTTGCCTTATAGAGTACGTTTTCAAGATTTTCTAAATACTTGGTCTGACCTCCAACATTTAAGTCGTTGTAAATTCTATATCCAATAGTTGATTTAACAGCATCATAATCTTCAGCTAGAATTTTCTTTAACTGCTGAAGCTTTGCAGGACCATCAGAACCTCCAAGTGATGTTATGATGGAAGACCAAGTTCCCCCTTGTTCTCCAGTATCCCTTAAAATTCCTTTCGAAAAAGTGGTATTGTAGTCCTCCATAAACCCCTTAAACCGATCCTTTAAATCTTTGAAGTCTTTTGGCAATGTATCTTTGGGATACTTTTTTTCAAACTGATCAAACGCAGTTTCGAATTTTTCTTTAGCGGTTTGATATGCAGCAAATTGATCGCCGGTTCCGGGTTTAACAGGTTCTCCCCACTTGATTGCTTTTGCTGCGTCTTGCTGTTCTTTCCAAAGATCGTTCAAGCTTTTTCCTGTTACAGGGTCTTGAGGGCCATAAAGATCCTGACCTTTGGCTGGAGCCTTATCGTAATCCTTTGCTTGAAATCTAGGATCAGCGCGAAATTTATCGAAATCTTCTGCAAAAACTTTGTGTTTTCTATCATAAACACCTTGCGCTACGTTTTTAACTGCACCGGCAGCATCTCCAACCGTTAGCGTTTCCATCTTGTCATAGTCATTGGCCAACTTGCTGAAAGCAGTTGCGGTGTCTTCGTCAAGTTTGCCGAACACTTTTTCAACATCAGCTATAGCAGCATCGGCAAACTCTTGACCAGACTTGGTTGAGTTTTGCTTGAAAGACTCGGCAAGAACGTCTTTCACTTGATTTTCGTCAGCGCGATAAGTCCTAGCAAGTTTTCCGGCCAATTCACCTTCTTTCTCAGTGATGTTTTTCTGGAATTGATCGTAAAAAGGGCGGTTCAGCTCTCCAATAAAACTTCCTTCCGCGCCTTTATATTTTCGATATCCAGCACCGAGCAAGTTGCCACCTAAACTTCCAACGGTTTCACCTACTGCGTAATCTTTTGCGGATTCAAGAATTTTTCCAAGGCTAAAACGATCTTCTGAAATCGACTGTCTTGTTACCTCTCCAGCAACTCCACGCATCGCACCTTGAATCGGAACTTTTGCAGCAGCACTAAAAAGTGTTTGTCCAGTTTCAAAAAGACCTCTTCTAATCGGACCCGGAAGAATTTTTGCAGCTCCACCACCTAAAGATGTAACCGCTTCTTTTGCGGCTTCAGAGGCAATCTTTCTAGGGTCAGTTTCACCCATCATCAATTGGTACGCAGTTTCACCAATTGCCTGACCAATGGGAAGCGGAACTCCAGCAGCTTGAAGGGCTGGTCCGGCTGCGTAGCGAGGAAGTTTCGCAAGCGTCTCTGTTGCTCTTTGCTTTTCTTGCTCAGAAAGCGCAACGCTTGGAGGAGCCGTCATCACGCCGGGACGCTGGAAATACGGCGTCACATACTGACCAGACTCACCTTGAACAGCCTTCTGCTCTCCTATCTTACCGGCGTCATCTACAGCCGTCTGAAGCTGCTGAGTTGAACCAGCTTGAAACATGCTCGCGTAAGGGTCAGGCCCAGCCCTCTGCGGAGCCTGATACTGCGAGGACATCGCCGAAACGGCGTCTGGAGCCTGTGTTGTGGGGATGTTTTTAAAAATCTCCTCAAGCTCCTGCTCACTAGGCGGAGAATCTCCAGTCAGATCAACTGTCCTTCCAGAAGAAGGATCTGTAATGCTGTAGGTTGGCATTTGATTATTTGCGAAGAGTTACACCAAACCGTCCAATTTTTAACGGCTGTTCAGCGGATAAAGCTGGATTCACTTGCGGAGCGTTTTGCCTGATGTTTTTAAAAACATCCTGAGCAGACACTGGCTGTTCAGCCGGTGGTGCTGTTTGACCATCTTGTTTCTGACCTGAAACAAAAATCTCAGGAGCGTGAGTCCTCTTTATATCAATTGGAATGTCAGCGTTGAACTTGTAGTTTGAAATAGTTCTCTTCAAACCTCTCTTCAAATTGTCGTTAAATCCTCCAACCAAAACGACGTAATCGTTTCCTCTGGCAGTTCCAACAATGTCGTCCATGTTCTTTTGCTCGTTTGGCTGAAGAGTTTGACCGAAAACACCTCGACGATAATCCTGAACAACCTGTGCAATTTGTTGCTGAATTGTTCTGGCTGTTTGTTTTTCTGCCGAAGTCAGCCCTTTGAACTTTCCTTCAGCTCTAAAAAGCGGCTCATCAACAGGCCCGACGTATTCATTAAAAGCGTTTGCCCCGTACTTTGCGTTGAATGCATTTATTTTTTGAAATGCATTGTCTAAGTTATAAGTTGCACTGTCTGCTGCTGTGACTGAATCAATAATTTTTGTTGGAGTCTTGAGGTTTGATCGAATTGCTCTACTAGCAGTAGCAACATCAACTTTGTTGTTCGGATCAAGAATTCCCTCATCAACTAGATCTTGGATGTTCTTTTGAGTTCGTTGTTCTACAACACCACCTTCGGTTCTAGCAGTAGGAAGAAGATTGCTGTATTCCTCTGGAGTAATCGCTCCAGAATCAAGCTTAGATTTTAATCCCTCTCTTGTGTTTCTTTGCCCAGTAAGTGCGGTTGTTGAAAGTTCTTTTAATCTAGCTTGTTTTTCCCTAAGTGGTGCAGCGGCGTCAAAAATAGCCTTTCTGAACTCAGGATTTATTTGCTGTGTTTTTGGATCAAGCCCACCGTTGTACAGAAGAGAAATATCACTTTTTCCGTTTTCATTAAGAAACTTAACCTCGTCATTCAAAGCAGTCATTTGGGAGGAATTTGCTTTTTCGATCAGAAACCTATTCTGCGCCATCGGCAATGACTGAATAACTGGCCCACTCATGTCGCCGAGCATCTTTAGTCCAGTTGCACTTTGAAGATCGGACGGAGGAGCAGGAAACGCAGCGGTCGGATCGCCTTTGGCATTCCATTGAACGTATGCAGACTGCCAAGCTTGAATCTTTGGAAGATCAAAAGAAAACTTCTTCTGCTCGGCTAATCCTGTTGCAAGCTGATTAGACGCAACTTGATTCTGAATGTCGTAATGTTCCTTACGCATTTGTTGGTCGGCCAACTGCATGTTGACCTGATCAATCATCCGCTTCTGCGTCTGTGCGCGGTCGTAGAGCGATGCGCCTAGCTGAATGGCCTGAAGCTGATTCTCAAGACCAACATTTCGATTAGGTTGTAGATCCATAATGTTTCTATTTATATGCCATTATATCCACCGTATGGATTTTGGCCGTATGGATTGTAACCCGAACTACGTCCTTGAGGATAGTAGCCACCGCCACCGCCGCCAACTCCATACCCGCCTCCGCCCATGTTTATGGTAAATCCACCACCGCCGCCGCCCCCTTGTCCACCACCACCGCCACCGCCGCCCATCATGCTGCCCATTCCACCACCAAACGCCATTCCGCCAATGTTCGACAACGAACCACCGATAGCGGCCATCATAGGATCAGGTTGAGCAGCAACTTGAGCGGCAGCCATGTCTCGATTGTACTGGGACTGATTCTCTTGCAGCGAAAGGTTGATGCGCTGAGTCGGCGTGATGAACATGCTGCTCACGGAGAACGGTTGCGCCATTCCAAACGTCCGCTGTTGCTGGATGAAGTTCTGTGCTTGAGCAAGACCCTGATTCTGCCTTGCCTCTGATGCTCTAGCGTAGTTTTGAACAGCTCCAAAAAGACCCGCTCCAGAACCACCACCGTATCCGCGAGATAAAGCTTGAGAAGCCGAGTACCGTTGAATATTGCGAGTTGCTTCAGGAGAAAGTTCGCCTTTTAAAGCCGATCCAATGTTGCTGCTCGCCTGAGAAATCAATTGGTCGTAACCGGGAATTGCACGACGAAGCTGAGACTCAAGAAGAGTCTGCTCAGCAGCGGTCGTCTTTGTGGCCAATTCAGTACCACTTTGAAGCGATGCGATATTTTGCTTTATCGCCGCCTCTTGCTCCTTCTCGGTGTTTACCCTCTGAAATTGCGGTACTTTGACCTTTTTACCGGCAGACATTGCCGCTCCACCGATCATCAATGCTGCACCAGCGCCTGCTGCTATGAGTCCCATAAATTAAAAAACCTCCTTCGCAAAACGATTTCCATTCTCAATCGAGAAGACCTTTTCGGGTTCGTGACGTTGGATGTTCATGGTAATCAGACGTGCAGCTTTCTCCTCGGGAAAAGCTCGCTCGTTATGAAAGCAATGAATCCATATCCGACGCAAAGTATCCACCTTAAAAAGTTCCCCCTCTCCGATTGTCATCACGCTGTTCGACGCCGCCCATTTGTCAGCATATTCGCGAAGCATCTGAATTGAAGGCAAATGAACCTCGTAACCGAATCGCTCGGTGCATTCTTTGGCCGACGACTCTGCGTCCTTCTTGACGTACACCTTGACCGAGTCATGCACGATAGCCTTCGGAAGATATCCGTAGGTCGAGCAATCAGCGACGTACTTGTAACGGTTCCGGTAATCTTCAATCGACTTCTGCCAATTTGAGTCAGTCGCACCCTGCTCATGTAGGCCAATGCAATCAGTCTCCAGCGAAAAAAGGACCGACATGAATGCCGATCCGAATCGTGGCAACCCGCAAATTTGAAATAGTTTACCGTTCATTTTTCATGCACAAAGATGTCCAAGCCGCTGTTCGAGCTAACACGAAGATGGCCGACTCTGAACCGTGAATCATTCCCAGTTCGTTGCAAATTACTGCACTGTAAAGAGCCGCATTCGGATGAACATCTTTTCCGACTTCTTTCATCCAGCCATGAAGCTGATTGATGCGGTCGTTCGCCTTCTTGAAGTCTGCCTCAATAATCTCGCGCACCCGACTCCACGCTGGATCGATACTGTCCTTAAAGAATGAGTTCCCAAAACCGGGAATCTTCATGCCAGACAATATGGCCGACTTCAAAGATCGCTCGTCGAATTTCTCGTAAACGAATCGAGCAGGACCAATCGGACCATGAGCATCTCCAAGCGTAAGGATAGCGGAAGCGATTGCGTTGGTTAGTTGCGCGCTACCAAAGAAAGCGTTCACCGCAGCGCCGGAACTAGCGTTCTGATTGTTCCGAGCCGCCATGTCGTGCGCGTCAAAGACAGACTGAAGCAACTCCAATTTCTTTGGAGTCACTTCTTCCAGCGCAAAGTCGATGTTGAGTTTTAGAACCATTGGGAGAATCCACCGCCGTTTAATCCGACGCCGACCATTCGGATTGTAGCAACTGCGTCGCCTAGGTACTGCATGGTCTGCTCTTGCACAGCCTGAACAGCCTTTGCTTCGTAGGCCACTGCTTCCTGAATCAAATCGTTCTCCTCTTTACGAATCGCCATGACCATCAGCTTGATGGCGTCAGGACTCGGCGGAATAAGGTAGTCATTGGCGCTCGTCGCGTTGATATGGCGCATCTTCGCCATGACCGTCACCGGCTTATCCTCGTCGTTGTTACAACGATCCGTCAGGTAACTGCGACGGTACTGCGGCAAAGTTTCATCAGGGTCGTAAACTGCCAGATCAAGTTCCAGCAACGTCGTCGCATTGTACTCGTACAAACGACTAGCAGTGTTCGTCGCATCGCGAATGACGCCGCTCAACGAGATAAACTTCTTGGTGGACTGAACGTACGGCAAAGCAAGCGTCAGCTTCTCTCCGTCAATCCAGACTCCGCCGGACTGAGTGCGAATCCAGTTTCCGTTCTGATCGACTCCTTGGAGCGTGATGGTCTTGCCAACGTCAGAAGCGTCACCGGGATAAACTCGCAGGTAGCTATTTGTACCGCCGGACATGTCTCGGTAAGAGACGACGGTGCCACGATCAACAAGCTGCTTTCCGACGCATGAGCCATTTTCTCCACCAAGAAGTCCGTATCCGCTTTCCTGAAATTCAAACCATTGATTGCGAACCGTTCCGACGCCGCAGCAATCGGCCACGGACTCGATAGTTTCAATCTGACGCGGCCAAGTGATGCAACCGCCTACGGTGTGAATCGTGAAACGTCCGTACGCTCCAGCCCACAGACCCTTGTGTAGAAGCCTTCGACACGCTTGATTGATGTAATCATAAACACGCTGATCATCGACACATGTGCCGATAACCCGAGCGATAGTCGAGCGAATGTCCTGAACGATGAGCTTCATTTGGTGTAGTAGACTCGAATGGTTCGCTTGATGAAGTAAACACCGTAGAACGGAGGCAGATTATTGTGGCCGACAGCGTTCTGGGTATCGTTGCCGGTCTTGTCGGCAGTGGTAGTTCCGATATCACCAGTCGTAATGTTCGGTCCACTTCCTCCACCACCGCTTCCAGCAGCACCTTGAAGGATCTGTGTGGGGTACGAACCAAGTCCGCTCCACGACTTGTTGACGAGGTAATAATCGTCGTTTGCCGGAGCAATCAACTGAGCAACACCGTGAGTGTGTTCGTTGAACGGAGTCTCTGGAACCGTCAGCGTGTGTTTGTCCTCGCCAGCGATTGAAGTGGACGTCGCCTTACCCATAACAGCAACCGCACCACTCGCAACAAACGCTCCAACACCGACCGGAAACCGAGCCTCAAACTCAGTGTCAACTTCCCACATTGGACCAGTTGTACTTGTCGCCGTAGCCGTTCCGTCGCCGCCGTCGTACGAAAGAAGATCCGTGGTCGTTCCGACATAGATGCGACGCTCGTATGCTGCCGTAACTGGGTTTTTACGAAGCCAGAATCCTTGATCGTAAATCCACCACTGACCATTTTCATCAAGCCACGGGTAAATCCGGTTGTTAATCGCCGGATACGTCGGTCCAAAATTGAAAAACGAGTTTCCAATCGTGCTGTTGAAAACGGCTTGCGTGCCTCCGATGATATCGTTGGCCAAGTTCTGGTAATTCAACGGACAATAACTCACCGGAAGACTTGGAGGTGTAAGCGTGATTAAGGTTAGGTTTGGCATACTATTCCGATGTGTAGGTAAACGGGTTTACGTCGCAAGCATCAAGAGTCTTGCATCCTTCGAAAACAAGGCACTCGCCCACCGCAGGTTCTTGAACGTCGTAAGCGTGAACTCGGATGCTCTTGATGCGACAATATCCCGTAATTGTCAGGCTCATTTGAACCTCGTACATGTTTCGAGTCGGGGTGCTAATGCTCGAATTGCACGGGACATCCGAAGGAGTCGGCAGGCGCATCTTCGGTCTGTATTGCGGCTGGAAATTGACCAGCGGACAAGCGGGTTGGCACTGCAAAGTTGTCGCGCATTCAGCCCAGTCTGCCCACTCAATCCAGCCGGGATACTGGTCTGGACGATACTCGATGTTGAACGAAACATCTCCGTCCAGCGAGTCGATGAAAATGTCGCCTGAATCAAGCCGCTTCAATCCAAACGGAAGCTCAAAATTGTAAGCGCGGGTTTGAACCAGCCACTGAATCTCCTTCTTACCGTCAGCAAGATTGTTGTCAAACTTCTCAGTCTTGCTGATTTCCCAAATCTGAATGGTTCCATCAAGTCCACGGGCTATTGAGAAGCATCTGTCTCCATAAGCATTCTCGGTTTTGAGAACCTGCAACACGTCAAGTCCGGTCCAGATTCCAGCCCACGCAGGAGGAAATTTTTTCCGCAGCGACGTAATCAGGTCGAAATCAAGAACGACCAACGACTTGTGGACGACGCCCTCGGCATTGTACCGAGGCTGAGACGTCATCAGCAGTCGATTGTCAAACACGACGGCAGAACTGGCCCACAGCAGATCAGCCTGATCATTATCGATGATGTTCAGAACCTCGTTGCTGATGGGTGTATTTCCCCAATCGTTGAACGAGCGTCTGGCGATAATGAACGAGCGAACACCATCTACTGCACGATAGAACACATCACCGTTGACCGTGATGGCTGAACGCGCACCCAACGCTCCACTAGTCAGCAAGCTAATGGCCTGAATCGGATAGTTCAGATTCTTCCAGACATCACGATCAACCGGAGCGTTTATGCTGAAAACGTATCGTGGCGTGAAGATGAGAAGCGGTCCTTGCCCCAGCGACGTATCTGGATTGCCGGGGACGGCCATTGCTGTGATGCCACCTGAATCCGACGGAACCGCAAAGTCTCCGCCTTCATTGAGGAAGGTGTTCTCGGTTTCTTTGAGAACGCTCGCTCGCGTGCCATCTCCATAAACAATGTCGGTTGCTCGAAATGAGAATCCATTTGCAAGAGCGTACCAGATACGTCCGTTGACGTAGGCCATTACTCTGCCGCACTTGATTTCATCGATGGTTGCGCGACGCAGGTTTGATCCGTTGAAGATCAGCGGTGCGCTCTGCCCATCTTGAATGACGACGAAGTTCTCGGCTTGAACCATCCAGCCGTCGAGTATGTTCGATGGATTCTCAAGATCGGGCGTAGCCGAAAGGTTCTGAACGCTGTTTTGAAGGCAGTCGTAAAGCCACACTTTACCACTGATCAGCATCAGGATGAACGTCGAGCCATTGTCTCCAATGTACGGAAGCGCACACTGGAACACGCCGGTCAAACCGCTTGAGCTGTAGCACTCTTCTGAGTATCCATCAGCCGTGACGTTCGTTTGATCCGCAGTGACGAGCGTGTTATCGGCGGTAATCGAAAGGCATGTTTGGTAATCCTTTTGGATGAAACCCGGTCGAGGAGAAACAAAGCTTTGCCGGAAGCTGGCATTCACCGCAAACGCCACCTGATTCTTGTCCACTTCAGACGGCATCACACCTGAGTCAACGCCACCCTCAAAGGTGACAGACCCATCCGTGTACCGCCGTGGTGCGCGTTCGCTCATGGCTTAAGCCTGAATCCGCTGGATGGAGAATGAGGAGCCAGTTACGACATTTACTCCAAATCCAGTAGTTTGAATCAATATCTCATAGTAATCTGTAATTACAGTGGCCTGATCGATGTAAGAAAATGAAACCGGAATCAAACTTTGAGGAGAAGCGTTTGTAGCGTTAAACTCTTGAGTCTGAAAAACGTTTGTTATTCCATTTTTACGCAAGAACACAATTACGCTTGCAGTACCAGTGCTTCCAAGCAAGTTGAACAATGCGTCAATCTTGTAGTATCCAGTGTAAGGAGCCGTAAACCGACCAGTTGCAGCAGTAAATCCAGACGCGGTATCGATTCCCGACCAAGATCCAGAGGGAAAATCTCCAAGGCTAAATGGATTTTTAGTCGTTGCCGCTGCAATCAGGTTGTTGCCGGTCAACCTCCGCGTAAACGTGACGTAAGTGAACGCCGCCGCAGCTCCCGTGGCAGCAATTGAAATCGTGCCTGCACCCGGAGTAATCGTGATGTTCGACCCTGCGGTAAGGCTAGCCAACGTGTAACCAGTTCCATTGCCAATGAGCAACTGTCCATTGGTTGGAATCGTGGCTACGTTTGTTCCACCTTTTGCAACCGGCAACACGCCGCTGATGTCTCCCACTGGAACCGTTGCGACGGTAGATAGAAATCCAGATCCGCTCGATCCTTGAGTCTTGAGATAACCAGATGAAAACGAATTGAGCGCCGTTGCACTCGGAACCGATGCGTCGGGAGTTCGAACAATGTACGTCGCTGCGGACGATGCTCCGCCAGACGCTCCAGCCGGACCTTGAGGACCAATCGCTCCAGCAAGCGTGATGAGCGCGCCGATTGAAATTGGAGTGGTCGGAATAGCATTCGGAATGCTCAAGACGCCAGCAGCCGGATTTCCAAGAGTTACGCTCAACCCAACAACGTCTACGACCTGCATGTAGCCGCACCCTTGAACGGAAACGAAAAATTGTCCCGCAATCGACTCTGGAAGGAATGAGCTGTCTTGAACCTGAACAACAACGTATCCGCCAAGTGGAGGAACCAAAGCTGCCGCTGTCGTGTAAGTGAACGCGTTTAAGCCGTTCGCGCCGTTCGTTCCGTTAGTTCCCGCAGAACCCTGTGGTCCGGGGACGTTCACGACAACCGGAACGGTATCGCAAGGCTGGCAACAGCCGGTTGAAGAAACAAGTTGCGACGGCATATTTTTCCTTTGCCAGACCGTCAAGTCCAGCGAGAACTAATGCAAGGCCAAACTATGCCAGAGCAAGTGTCAGAGCATCCATTGATCGACCACAAGTACGGGATTCGTTCCCCAGTCAAGATTCCAGACCTAGAACTGGAACTCTACGCATTCCGAAATCGGCTCCAACCGAATGAGGGCGGACTGGGTACTTTCGATCATTTTCGTAACGCCACAAAAATGTTATGGCCGAAGATGAGCTGGAACCCGTGGCTCGAAGCACAAGTCGAAGGTCTTTGCGACCATGACTACGTCGGATGGGCAGGTTGCGGTGCGAGCGGAAAGACTTTCGGCGCGACGCTCTTTGCGACTGTTTGGTGGTTGGCCAACCCTTCCAAGACAACCGTTGTTCTCACGTCTACAACGGCAAAGATGATCCGAAAGCGTATGTGGGCCAATCTTCAGGATCTTGTTCGGAAATCACGCGGATTCCCCGGAAACATGGTCGATTCGAAGATGAGTCTTCAAGCTATCAAAGGCGACGACCGACACTCGATTTCCGCTATCGCCGTCGCAGAAGGTAACACTTCGAAGGCTGTGGCCAACATTCAGGGCATCCACGCCGAACGTGTGATGGTTATTATCGACGAAGCTACGGATACGCCTGAAGCGGCCTTTGAAGCGTGTACGAACCTTTCCAAGGGTTGCCGCGAGTTCAAGATGCTCGTCATCGGTAACCCTGCCTCAAAGTTTGATCCTCATGGACGCTTCTGCACACCGGCAAAAGGCTGGCGCAGCGTTACAATTGAAGACCAGCATTGGCTGACAGAACGCGGGATGTGCCGACGCTTTGACGGCATGAAGTCGCCGAACATCAGCGAGGGCAGGACAAAGTATCCGTACCTCATCACTCACGATCAGGTCTTGTCTGCAATGCGACATGAGGGCGAGCAAAGCCCCACGTTCTGGAAGTACACACGCGGATTCTGGTCGCCGGACGGCATGGTCAAGACGGTCTTGTCCGAATCGCTTATCGAGACGCACACACCTACAAAGAATTTGGTGTTTACCACCAATGTCCAAGTCGTTGCCGGTCTTGATCCGGGTTTTGGTGGCGACAGATGCGTCCTTCGCTTTGCCAAGGTTGGAACCGCAAACGACAAACTAAGCATACTTTTTCAGGACATTATCCAGATATCCCCTAATGCGCAGCTAACCGAGCCAGTTCATTACCAGATAGCCAATCGGGTTAAAGAGGAGTGCAACAAGCGCGGTGTTGCGCCGGACAAATTTGGTCTGGATTCAAGCGGTGAAGGTGGTGGATTGGCCGACATCTTGACCCGAGAATGGGGTGTAATTCATCGAACTGAGTTCGGCGGTTCGCCATCAACCATTCCCGTCAGCGACGAAGATAGTAGGCCATCCAATGAAGCTTACGACCGCAAGGTTACTGAGCTTTGGTTCTCGATGCGTAAATGGGTTGTCGAGGAGCGGGTTGGCGGCATGGACATTGAGACGCTGCAAGAGTTCTGCGGTCGAATGTTCGATGATTCCAAGCGAAAGATATCGGTCGAATCCAAGACCGTGATGAAGCAGCGGACCGGAAAATCACCTGATTTGGCCGATGCTGCTGTAGTCTTGCTTGATCTGGTCCGCAAAACTGCGTCATTTGAGCCTCGTTCGACCAAGCTGGATAAAGTGTGGGAAAAGCTAGTCAGGGACGCTGACTCGATTTACTACGACGAAACGATTGAAGCATGAGCAAACTTACTGGTTATAAAGTCTTGAACGAACACATGGTGATTCCCGGCGGATGGAGCTATCGAGTTCCTGAAACCGGAATCGAAATTGCCGGAGGATCATGGCCGCAACTCCATGAGTTTATCCGCAACCATTACACGGCGAACGCGATTAAAATTCCCGCCAACCTTGACACAT